CTTTATTCTTTATATTTTTCGATAATTTTTTCGATATTTGAGATATTTTCAATCATCCATTCTAAGCAACCGACGTGATCTTTATTAAAATCACCTTTCTTTACGGGTCTTATAGATCGGCTTGTGACTGTAAAGATACCGATTGGTGTTGGAGGGTTTTCTGCTTGCCAGTTATAGCCTCCAAAGTCTGACACGTATATTTCTTCGTCTTTACCGTACACCACATAAATTGGGACTTTATCAGACCCGTCATGTTTATGTGCATTTCTGATCGCTGTTATTGGATCAGTTGCTTTTGCCCATGTGCTGTATTGACCGGCAGTCGATGCAAGAAAGGTGTATCCGTTTGGAAGTACGTGTTTTGTTGTTTCACTCATGGTGAACCTCCGTAGTATGTAGGACCGTGGTCCATTGTCAAAGAACATGAAGCTTGCCCGCTTCATAAGATGGGTTATTCCCACCTATAAATACATACTATCACAGGTATGCGATAATGTCAATAGTTAGTTTTTTAAAAAGTTAAGTCAATTCCGCTTCACAAATCTCGAAGTAGGTTTTATCGAGTTCGATCCCAATAAAATTTCTTTTTCTGTTTTTGCAAACGGCACCTGTTGTACCGACGCCCATGAACGGGTCGAGGACCGTGTCCCCTTCTTTACTGAAGTTATCTATCATGTAGGCACAAGCATCGGGGTGCATGACGGCTCTATGAATTTTCTTGTACGGATTTCTGGAGTAGACCGGCGTCGTAAAGTGGTTCAGGGTGTATGTTTTGTTTGCTTTGAGCGATTTATTATTTTCGGACAACACGAGAATATACTCGTAGGCATTGATCAGATGCGGGTTTGGCATAGGATTGGATTTCTTCCAGATTAAGACTTCTATGATTTTTTCTGAGAATATGCCCATAATTTTGTGAACATCTTGTTTGTTGTATGTATTTTTTTGCAAATTAAAAAAAACGTTGCCTTTGCACACTCTGAGGCAGTCTTTTATGGATTTTTCAAGAAATGCCACGTAATCACGCTTTATATCGGTGTGATTATTGTATTTATCGTTTCTTTTTCTGTTGTAGGGCGGCGACGTTACAACCATATCGACGCTTTGAGCTTCTAATTTTGGCATTTGCTCAAAACAATCGCCTTGTATTAACGTTATCATATTTTTTCCTAAAAGGGTGGTTCTTCACCGTCATATTTTGGCTTCCACGGTTCGTGTGCCGTGGGCTGTGGCTTACGGATTATTTTTTCTGGCCCGAACATCTGGGCCAGAAACGTGTTTATATCGGGTGACCAGTCGTTCACCAGTTGGGCCCGAAGACTTTGGCGAAAACTTCATTGAGCATGATTTCAATTTCGAGGTCGGTCATTTTTTATTTCCTTTACGTTTTTTAAATGTAGTGGGGTTTGCAAAATCACATGTAATTGTCATTTCCAAACCCCAATTATCAGAATGCGACAACTTCAACGCCATCTCATCTGCCATTTCCCAACACCGTTTAACAAAATAATTAGTGCATAATGAAGGTGAATTGTCTTGCGGTACAATTAATTCAGCCAAGGGTTCGCGGTTCTCGTCCCACAATTTAATAACTGCTCTCATCCTACAATACTCGATACGATTGCGGCGGCGGTACCTGCAACAATGGCTGTTAAGACGGCTTTAACCAAAAGTTTATGTCGGATGTACCATGGTTTTGGGGGCGCGCTTAACCAAAAGTCACCCCTAAACCCTTGGTTAAGCATGTTTTCAGGTTGGATTGTAGTGTTATTGTAATCTTCAGCTTCCGCTTTGCCTATTTCTATGGCGGACGGTTTTCTGAACGCTTTGTTGTCTTTAGCATACTGTTTAAGTTCAGTTTCGCTAAAATGGCGCAAACCATTAATTATCTCTCCTTTGGGGAAAGAGTCTTTTTTGATGTGGTATTCCAATTTTGAGGCCTTAATTTCATATTTTTCACAAATTTCGACTTTTGTGAGCATTTTTTTCTTAGACATAATAATCTCCATAGTTATGTGTTCTTACTATATGGGATTTTATGCGTTCCTGTCAAGCCTCAGTGTATTTTGTCCGAAGTGTCATGTGTTTGGTTGTTTGTTTCTACCGTTGTACTTGCATTATGGAGGCAGGACGACACGACTTGCATGGCTGTTTCGTTATCTGGAGCGAGGTGCATGAGGGCCGTAAGAGTTTGCGTAAGAATTCCACCCAGTGCGGCACCCATATTCATTTCGTTTAACGTCATTTCTTTAATTAATTCGTGGGCACATTCCATAGACCACAAGAAATCTTCTTTAATCTCTTCTTCGACTTCTTGTAGAAGAACCCGCTTCATTCACCCCTCCTTGGGCTTCCAGTTATCAATTTCCGCGTACCAATTACCCGTGCGCCCACTTTCTTTTATCTGTACGTTAATCCAATCATCACTTTTTTCGGACAACCATGATATTAACTCTACACGCTTTATGCTTAAATTACACTTAACAAAATCAGGTGCTTTTTCATTGGGTTTTTTAGCCATGAGGCCGTTAACAAAATCTGCCATGTTAGTTCTCCAAAAAAGTTGTCCCCAGTCGCGGGCAAGCAACTGGGGACTTTTTACTACGGAGTGCAGGTATAAACTGCACGGTTAATATGCCACGTTCGTATGGGATAAGCAACACTAAATCGCATACTTAGTGCGGGTATTCGGCGGTTTTTGGGTCGTCTTCTATTGTTAGACGACATATATCGCATCTTCTCACAAGTTTTTCTTTTGTTTTTTCAATTACTTGTAAGGTTTGTTCACACTTCGGGCATCTGTTTTCAATGAGCCGTTTATGGAATGGATTTGTAACGTTACTCGGCATTATCTTTGATAATAGCCTCGTGGTCCGCGGTTTGTGCATCTTTATACCAGTCAAAGACCAATCGGAGTTGCCCACCGATTGTTCTGCCCTCTGATTTAGACAGTTTTTTTATTTCTTCATAGACCTCGCGTGGTACGAGGACACTTTTCCAACGTGTGGTATCCATTTTTTTTCTCCATGCCTCGTTTTGTCTAGGATATTATAGGAGAATATGCAAGAATGCAAGAAAAAGAGGATAAGTTTATGAGTTTTGTTCTTTTCGGTCAAATGCAAGACCCTAATATTGAAGCATTGCGCCCACATTTTGATTTGTTTCTGGATCAGGCGGCTGATTACACATGGGATTTAAATACAAACACCCTTGTGCATGGAGGTAAACCTGTTACCATGCGCGGGTTTTTTGGCAGAGCTAACGTTTTTAGTGAAAACACGCACCAGCGGTACAATAATTGGTACCTTATGGCTAATTATCTTAAATCTAATCCAGAAATAGCTTGTTATAATCGTAAGTATGACCACGTAACACCTATTAAGGCGGCCAATCTTCGTCGAGCCCTAGATGCGGGACTTAAAATACCTCGCACGATTATTGGTAAAGGGCCTTTAGAAGGCGATTGCATTGTTAAACCGCTTACGGGTGGTCTACATTGTCAGGCCGGCAACGAATCTTTTTACACAGGTATCATTCAACACCGCATGACGGGGACAAACAGGCGCTTGTTTTTGGTAGGAGATCAGCACTTTGGTTTTAAACTAGAGACTACGAAGTTAGATTACCGTGATGATCCTCATGCTAAAGTATTAGTGAACCACTTTTCTCCAGAACTTGTAAGTAAAGTAAGAACCGTGGCGCGTGGTTTAGGGTTAACTTTTTGCGCGGCGGATTTTATGGACGATGTATTTTTAGAAGTAAACAGCGGGCCCATGTTTGCGGCTTTTAATACTGTTGTAGATGGCGCTTTAGCAAAGGCTATTCGTGCAGAGTTAAAGTAAAAAAAACCCCCAACTTTTTAATAAAGTTGGGGGAAAGGAAGGACGGTCTATATAAAGGGTAGTTTTACTGAGCAGAAAAAAACTACATAGACTCGCCCCAAGATGGTCCCATTTCAATGTCACATTTACTTGGAACCTCTAAAGGAAGAACAGTCTCCATTATCTTAGCAATTTCAGTAGCCTCGTCAAGATTTTTTACTGACATGGCAATTTCGTCGTGAATTTGTACCAACGGAAGGCGTCCTTCTTTATAAAGTGCCACCATTGCTTTCTTAGTCATGTCCGCGGCCGACGCTTGGATCAGCCTGTTCAAAGCTTTGTAGGTGTATGCCCTCTTTAGCCTCGTAGTAGGCCCGTAGGTGTCCACAGCTTCCCTGTAAGGCAGGGCTTTGTTCATTGCGAACGTATCTGGTTCCCACATATCAAAGCGGCACTTACGCCCTCCTAATGAGCGTAGAGCCCCTAACGAGGATTTCTCGTTCAACCTGTTCATGACGCCTGTCATCAACCCTTTAACAAATGGTACGCGAGCATGGTATTGTTTGACGAGTTTTTTGGCTTCTTCAACTGGAATGTCTAAACTCTCAGCCATTTTGTTTACACCCATGCCATACATGAGCCCCAAATTAATTGTCTTAGCTTGCTTTCGAGGGATGTTTGTCATCTCTGCAACCATTGTATGGAAGTCTGTCTCGGGGTCCGTGTTGTATGCTTCGACAAACTCGGCCGCACCTTCGAGCGGAATACCGCGTGTTTTGCCATAGACATGTGCATAGTGAACCAAGATGCGTGGTTCTTGTTGCGAGTAATCGATGGCCGCCCACTGGTCGCCTTCTTCTGGTAGGAATAAACTGCGGATCATAGGCCCTAGCTCTGGATCGCGAGCCGGAATTTGTTGCAGGTTAGGGTTAGACATTGAAATTCTACCGCTGACTGTTCCCCCATCGTCCGATCTGATCTGATTTATGTGCGAATGTATACGTCCATCAGCACGACAATGCTTCATAATAGTATTAATAAACGTACCAGACGTTTTGTTTAAGTTGCGCGCTTCAACAATGAGCTTAGAAACGGGGTGTGCGTGTTCTTTTAGGAACAGTTTTGTAAACGATGGCGCACCTTTTTCTGTTTTTGGATAAGTTATATCTAACTTATCGAACGCTTTGGAAAGAGATTGTGCCGCCCAGATTTCAACATCTGTACCTGTAATGCGCTTAATTTCTTTCATAACTTCTTTTTCGCGCTTGAGTAACATGTCTCTGGTGCGTTCGACGCGGTTCACGTCAACTCTAACGCCACGCATTGTCATATCAACAAGGCACGGTAGGAGATCGAGTTCTGTGTTAGCTATGCTCCAAAGGTCTTCTTTACCTAACATTGTGGAAAAGTAATTCCATAATTCTAAAGTCAGTACGGCATCGACTTCCGCGTAGGGCCCAACATACATGGCGGGCATCTTCCACATTTCAGCTTTTGGATCGACGCCGAACTCTCGGGCAGCTTCAACCAACGCTTTCTCTGATTTGGTTTTACCTAAGTGTTCATAAGCTAACGCATTTAGACTGTAACTAAATCTGTTTTCATCAAGCAGGGAGGCTACGAGCATTGTATCAATGATCCGCCCGTTGACCGTGAACCCCATTTGTTTAATCCAACCTAGATCATACTGTGCGTTGTGCATGATCTTATCGGCGGGACACTCAAACACTTTCTTGAGCCAACGGTTTACAATCTTCTCATCTAAATTACCCCCACCAAAGTGACGGATGGGGATATAACCAGACCAACCGTCTGTGGCTACTGCATAACCTACAACTTCCCCATCTCCTGTTGGCCATCCCGGACCATTCTTTTTTAAGTTCGGGTCGCGTGTTTCGACATCAATAGCGATTTTAGATGCGCTTGTAATGTCGGGTAACTCGAGGGGAGGCACCCATTCACTTTTTGGAGCGAACATTGCCATTTGTAGGTTTGCCATTATTTATTTCCTCAATAATTTTATTTACAGGTCGAGCGTCTCTTTCGATAAACTCTGCACCCAGAGCGGTGTATCCCGCCTTATCTATCCATGAATCCTCATGGTCTATTGTTTCGATCAGCCGACTGGTCTTAACCCAATCCATCATTAACGTAACATGTGACGGAGTTAAAAACCCGTGGCTGATCATTGCACCATTCAGGATTATATTCCAACCATCTGCAATGCGAGCGTGGTTGTCGTAAGCATCCCCATAATCTTTGGCCCTGTCGCCATTAATTAAACCTTCAGCTTTTTGTAATAATTCAGAACGCTTCATTAATGTTCCACCTGATCAACGTTACCACAGTGGATCATTTCACCAGACTGCTCTTCATATTCAAACTTAATAGTTGGCTTTTTACCAACAGGCACGTGTTTATTGTCTTCACGTTTGGCCTGTTCATATGCTTTCCAATCATCCCACGTCATCTTCATTTTTTTTCTCCTTTGAGTGATAAACTAATACAAAGCTTTCGCATTTCGGGCACGACAGGTTAGTGACTATTGTGTGGTCTTCACCAGTTGTGTCATCTAACATTTCACAATCTTCGTCGCCGCCCCAAATTAGTTCGGTATTACATTGCCAACAATTCATAGATCGTAGCTCCTAGTCGCGTCTTCCGGTTCAACAATATACAAGTTTTGTCGGGTACGCGTTACCCCCACATAAAAAACTCTGTGCATATCATCAGGATTAATTCTCATATCGTTATCTGCCGCGGCACTTAAATCCGTGAACAGTACGACGTTATCCGCCTCTCCACCTTTTGACCCGTGGATCGTGGACGCTGTAATGCGAGGAATGCCATTAAACTTTTCGCCACGACGCAACAAAGCCGTGACATACGCTCTATCTATCTCAGGCATTTTATTCATCGCCTCTGACCATATCATGTCAGCGTTTGCAAGGAGACCGTGCCTACTAATCAAGACGTCCATAGTTACCATCTCTTGGTCATCTAAGTCCCGAAGTTTTTTATAACCTCGTGTTATGCGATCTCCCGTAGACATGTAGCTGTAAATCTTACGCGCCACTTCTCCAGAGATTTCTTTACCTTTGCGCATCTGCTCCCAACCATTAACCGCATCAGATATTTTTTCGCTGATTGACCGGTGGCCGCGGTACATAAACAAATAACCGTTTGATTTCAAGTCGTTAGCGACTGGTTGGAGTTGATAGCCCGCTTGCGATAAAATTAGCCAAGAGCCTTGCGCCATGTCCAGAGAACTTATATGACTGATCCGCGCCACATTGCCTCGGTTGTTTTTTGGTTCATACTTTTTGGGAAACCTTCGGGTGATGCGGCGCACGACATTCTCAGCAAGAGAATGCACAGTTTGCGGGACACGGTATGATTGAGACAACGTCTCTGAACCTCCCGGCAAGTTTATAAAGTGATCAACGTCTGCACCTGCCCACCGGTATATAGCTTGATCGTCGTCTCCTGCACAGTACATGCGCTTAGAGTTTTCATCTAGTATGTGAGCTATGTCCCATTGTAGTGGACTTAAATCTTGAGCTTCATCTAAGAAGCACAGATCAAACTCGGGACAGTATGTGTTCTTGCCCGATACAAACTGGTCTAGCATGTCAGTAAAGTCGTAGAGCCCCAACTTTTCTTTGTATTCTCGTAAGCATTTCTCGACATAATTTACTGTATTCCAATCATCTTCAATGTTGCTACAGTTGTACTGGTCTCTCAAGTTAACTTTTCTCAACCGAGCTAAGTTAATTAATCCTAAAATAGGATCGTTACTAGAAACCATAGAGGGCACGTCATCATCAAAGTTGGTGTTCTTTGAGCCACCAAGAGAGATGCCGATCTTTTTACTTAATTCTCTGTAGTTGGCTTCTTGCATTACTTGCTCGGGACGAATGTCTGTCATTGTAAGTGCAAGAGAGTGCAATGTACGAAAGTGTACTAAGTCTTTCTTAGCGTCCAACCCGAAGCGCGAAGCGGCACGTTCCTTGGCCTCGTTTGCGGCTTTACGTGTAAACGCTAGAAACGAAATACGATGCGGGTGTATGCCGGACGCTAACGCTTCGTCTACCATATTTAACAAGGTAGTCGTTTTTCCTGTTCCCGGAGGCCCAAAAATTCTAAACATTTCTAGTCTTTTCGCGCTTATATATCTGTTGAACCCTTTGTTTTGATATTCCAAACCATTTGGCTACGGCTGTCATAGTAACACGTTGCTCATCTATGAGACGTACAATCTCGGCATTACGATCTGATTTAGTTATGTTCGGCATTAGAATGGGGCCTCTTGTTGTGATCCAAACTCAGGAGGATCAATGTCGATGTCCATGTTGTCAAACGACGGTATCTGCCAGACGCGTACAGCACGGCCTTTGATCTTCATAACAAGACTACTTCCGTTAATGTCTCGCAAGCGTTGAGCAATGCGGTGCGATTTATATTCAAAGAACTTGTTCTTCTTTAAAAAGTTTTCAAAGTCTTTTAGGCGGAAATATGTAATGTTGACCTCTTCATCAGTCCAAGGTTTACGAAGTAAGATTTCTTCTTTATCTTGCGCAACCTGTAAATGGCGGCAGAACTCTTCTAAGTAATCGTAGAACTGACCACTTATACTGGCGTCTTGTGCTACTTCAATGATTGCGCTTTCGTTATCTTTCATCTCATTTAGCAAGGTGCTGATACGACTCTCCCATTGTTGCTTGGCTACACTTCTAGGCATGAAGTTAAGTTGCTCCATACAAGCTTTCTGAAATGTCATCTGGTTCATCAAAGCGTCGGTGTCCATTTCTAGTGGTTCACCGTTTACATCCATAAACCAAACGGGCGGGGTAGAGTTATATTTTCGGAGGTTTGCTATGGTAGCACCGGCTACCGCGGCACCTATGCCGAACTTACGTGTCCGACATAGGTCTTTATTACAGTGCGAATTGATCGGGGCGTCTGAACATTTGTACGCGTAATCTTTCCGCTCAACTTGTTTGGCAACAACATTTACCTCCGAGAGTGGCAATGGCGGAGATATGTACTCCATGTTGAAGCGTAGTATCTCTGATTCCCAACTGTCTGGGTACGCCTTTCGTAAGTAAACGCCGATGTTGAATAGACCATTGTTTCGTCCTCCTTCACTAATACGAGCTTTACACAGTATCTGTAGGCAGGGCGGACCATCCTTGAGTAGGTCGGTTTCTCCGCCACCTACTACTTGAAGCTTAACAATTTGTTCAGGAGTTTGTACATGCTTTTCGTACAGTTCAATAAATTCTTCCAGAGTTGCGGACGTGCCGTCATCTAAAAATGCGTAACGTAAACCGTTCTCGTGGTCATAATAAGGTAGGTTTAAAAAGTTACCTACATCCCCGCGGTCGAGGTGTAACCTAATCTGTTTTGGAAATATCTCGCTTTCGCCATATCCGAGAGCCGCGGCTATTGATTGCAGAGCCTTCTGCATATCCTTGGCTTCTGTCCACTCACTTGCAAACAAGAAGCAGTGCGCTCCACCGGATTTAGACCGGCAAACTACCATAGGTATATTTAACCTGCGTATCTTATCTACCAGTAATTTGTGATCTAACGGGTACTGATCAATATCGATACAGCCCCATTTACAACAATTATCTTCATTAATAGGAATGATGCCTAAACCTGCACCCGCCCCAGAGAGATGGTTATCCCAAAGTTTTTCATTGCGCGGTTCTCTTAATATGCCCGCTTTACCTTTGGCTTTACCATTTGCACCTGTATTTTCAATTCTAAAGTAGCCGTAGGCTTCTTTTAAACCATCGAAGATGGCCATAAACTTTTCTGCTGACATTATTTACCCCACTCGAAAGAAAGCGGCGGGACATTATTACCCCGCCGCATACATTAATTAAAACGGTATGTCGTTATCGTTTTTAGTTGATGCTTCTTCGTCTGAGTGTTTTACAACAACATCCCCTGCGGTAATGCTTGATGCAAATTCTTTTGCCCGTGTATACATGTGAGCGTCGGACACTGGACCTTCTACTGACATTTCCCAACCATGCCATGAACCTTTGGAGTTTTCTTCCCCAATAGTCTTCAAGTCATAGATGTAAGCAAAACGTGGTGGTGTGAAAGGCCCGTTTGCTCCCATCATAGAACGTGATGCCATAATGCTATTCCATTTACGTGACTTTTTAAGTTGCGTAGATTTCATTGCAATCAAAGCGGTTTCCATTGAACCGTCTTCTGCAAGCAGAACAACAAAGTGCTGAT